AGCCGTTACCCCAGCAGCCACCAGAATAAGTGGATTCGCCATTAATGTAGCCCACAAACCAGATAATGCACCAGATAAAGAGAATGTTGATGCCGCTGCTGCACCTTCTGCGGTTGACAAGCCCATTGCTGCTACCGATGCCTGTGCTTCTGCACTGCTCATTCCCTGATTTGTCAGAATTGCTGCCCTCTGTGCATCCGTTAAAGCAGTACTGGACAGAACAAGTCTGGTCTGTGATTCCGATAATCCCTGTGTCAACGTCAATAATCTCTGGAAAGAATCATCCGGGATATTTACTGCCCTGCTCAGATTCAAAGCATTTCCAAGATTTGAAAGCTCCCGGAATGCCGCTACAATCTGCTGAATTGCATACACTCCACCTGCTGCACCAAGCCCTGCAATGGCAGACTGAACCAGATTAATGTTATTTGCAAAATCCACAAGACTCTTGGAACCGTCCAGAAAACCTGAATACAAGTCGCTGGATACGGTAGATGTAGCCAAATTTTCAAGACTTGCTTTCAGTGCGTTGGTCTTTGCTTCCAGTGAAGTCAGGTAATTATCCTCAAATTTTTTCTGTGCGGTGCCGTCTGCATTTAACGCGGTTTCTGTTAAAGACTGCACTTTATCCCAGTTGTCAAACATGGCAATCAGTTTGTTATACTGGTAGGTACCTGCCATAGCTGTTGCAACTGCTTTCTTTGTATTTCCATCAAAGGTTGACCACTTGCCTGCAACTTCATCAATGATCGGTTCCGATTCTTTGAACTGTCCATTCACGTCACGCATGGAGATTCCTACTTTATTCAGGACTTTCTCCACATCATTCAGGCTCTCGCCAGTTTCAGAATCTACAAATTTACCAGCCTTAATCTGGTTCATTCTGGAAAGAATACTCTTCAAGCCTGTACCAATCGAATCATCACTGTCCTGTGTTACGTCCTTGATTGTTGCAATCATGGCAGCAGTTTTCTCCAGACTGACACCTGCATTATTCGCCTGTGATGCAACTTTTGTCAGTGCCTGTCCGATTCCTCCGGCATCTGAAGCAGATTCCAAGTCGATACTCGTCAGTACATCATTAATATGCCCTGCCTGATCCGCATTCATCTGGAAACCGTTCAGAGTTGCAGTCAATACCTCTGACGCATTCTCCGAATCCATCTGTGCATCTTTGGATAGCACCATACTGTCCTTGATAAGCTGATTAGTCTCAGACATGGAACGTCCCTGTCTTAACCAGCTGTCCGCAGATTTCGCTACATCCGAAGTGATACTTCCAAGTTCCTGTCCCAATGCATTGTAACTCTGCGTCAGATCACTTGCATAAGAACGGCTCTCACCTGTAGCCATTGCAAGGTCAGTCTCCAGATCATTAAATTCCTTCACTGTAGAAAGAGCTTCTTTTCCTGCATCCGTAATCTTATACAATCCATCCTGCATCAGATTCGCCAGACTGTATGCACTGAAAGCTTCCCTGAAACTGCTTCCCAGAGAAGAAAAGATACTCTGACTTCTCTGTCCTGCTGTATTTACACTTCCAAGTGCCTGCTGCAACTGTGTAAGCCCGGAAGTATCTGTCTGTGGAGCCGTGACCGGAACTTCTGCCTGTATATTCCCGGTATTTGCCGCCTGAGCTGTAGCATCCGTGACCGGATCAGTGTTCACTCTCAGATCAATCTGAATATCCGTAATGCTCTCTACTGCTGCCCGGAGCTGGCTTTCGATCTCTTCCGCATCCACTTTAAAATGCACTGGAAGTTCCAGATCATTCAATGTAAGGTTCAGATCAGACTGTAAGGATTCCCGATCAACCTGAAGATTTACTTTTACAGGTTCTTCCCCGGTTCCAAGCTGTCCTACTGCACTTCTAAGCTCTGATATCAGTTGTTCGTCATTGATCTTCAGGTCAACATTGAGAGCTTCCCCTGCTTCTGTCCCTGCGCTCTGTACTGCGGAACGAATATCTGAAGCAATTTTCTCAGTATTCACCTCAACATCAAGGTCGATCATTGTTTTCGCTGCTTCTGTTGCAGACATAAGATTTGTCTGTAAAGCATCTTTCAGCTGTGTACCTGCTGCTAACACCTGCTCCGCTATCGAATCTGTCATAGCTGTAAAGTCTGCACCTTTCAGATCACTCACGGAAAAACTCTGTGTCATATCAGCTCTTGCCTGCTTCATCAGATCAAAGGCATGAGTGATCTGATCCACCTGATTCATCATATCTGTAGAAAAGTGTTCCGGGAATAAGCTGGTCATTTCTCCCCAGATGGAATCTATAGATACGCCCTTTGTGGAATCCCTGACAATCTTTCCGATATTATTTTGCAGCAGTTCCTTATAGGCATCACCACCCATTGCTTTTTTCAGTTCATCCGATACATAAATCTTCTTATCTTTAAAGTAGTTGAAAAAATCATCATAAATTCCGGTCTTGCCCTGAACAATCTTTGCATTCTTTGTAACAGTATCAGACAGATTATTCAACCCGGAATAAAACCCGGAAGCATTCTTAAAATCAAAATCACTGCCATTCCAAGTCTTGCCTAAGCTGGACACCATCGTATCCATCTGTTTCTTCATCCTGCTCAGCACATTCTTATCTGAGATATTGAAAGAACCTGCCAACTGTTCTGTAATAGAAGAGGTATCAAACTTTGTCTGCCTGATACCTCTCTCAATACTGCTGCCGAGTTTCTTTGCGGAATCCTGATTTACTTCCACATCAATCTTCAGTTTATTCTTTTTGTTTAGAAATGCTTCTAATTTATTCTCTGCTTCCGCTGTATCAAGTTCAGCGGTTATCTTCGCTCTAAAATCTTCTGCCATTAAGCATTCACGCTCTCTTTCTGTTCATCTTTCTGTTTTATTTTTTCTAACATCATCTGAATTTCCATCAGTTTTTTTAATGCCGTATTTTCAAGATAAAGACTTTCTTCTGTACCATCTTCTTCGTAAGCATCTGGATCATAGTCTTCTGTATTTTCAACCAGTTCTTCAATAATATCTTCAGTTTCTTCGTCTATATTCTCAGAATCATCCTCATACCCAAGAAGATTCGCAATCTGTCTGTGCTTGTCACTCAGTTCATCGAAAAAACACTCCATATCATCATCTGTCATAAGCTCAGCCAGAGCAAAACTAACCTTACGCTTCACTTCTGCTGTATAACAGCCCCAGACATCAAGCGCAGCAGAGTAAACCTGCTCCGGTGATTCGACCTCTGGTACGTATTTTTCAATAATCTCCCAAACGTCTCGCTCTATAAGCTCTACGCCATTCTTATCAAACAGTTTTAACACTTCATAATTTTCTTTTGCAGACAGTCCATGCAGGATTCCATCCACTTCCAGACATAAATAAACGCCTTTCTTCTCCACAACTTTGCCGCCGAATACTTCATACTCTGGATTGTACTCACTTCTTACTACCATCTTCATGCCAACTTCTACTTTATCCATAACATCTGCTAATTTCATAATCCTTGTTCTCCTTTATTCTCAATCGTATTTTTTTATTGTTCCGAATCATTTCTTAATGAAATCTGCTGCCGAATGACTGCTGTATGTGTGCCGGGATTCTGGACATTGTATCAGCCCAAAATCCACCGTTACCCAGCAATCCACCATTCTCAGCATAACTGTAAATCGTTCTTGTATCTCTTCCAGAAGGACTGTAACCGTGTCCTGTGTTCAGACTGATCTCACCTGTAGACACAGAACCGCCACCGCTGAAGTAACTCTGTGGTGACATACGCAGCATTCCTGTACGGTGATATCTTCCTTCTGAGGAACTGTAAAATCTGCCAACGTTCCTGTACAGATCATCCAGAGAATCGTCCACAACCTCTTCTGTTGCTTCTGCTACTTCTTTCTGAAGTGCCTGCACAAGTGCTCCCCAAGATGTAAATGTTCCGCTCATAACTTCACCAGTCCTAGCACTTGCTGTAATCCAGTTTCACTGATTTTGTCTGGCTTAACCATTCTGAAAGAGCATCTTCCTCAACCCGGTAACGGCGTCCGATCCGAATACTCGGAAATCCTTCTGCTCTCATCAATGCTTCTGCCTGTTTGTGTCCGATCTGCATAATCTGTTGTAAATCTTCTGCTGTATAAAATTTCATATCTGTTGTTCCTCACTTTCTTATTTCATATTTTTCATGTCATTCTTTATCAGAGTTGTAATATAGTTCTGTAAAGTCATACCACGCAGAGTAGCAAATAACTTTAACTCTCTGTGGAAATCTGGCTCCACTTCTATAGAAACTCTCTTTTTGTTATTCTCAGTCATTGCTGTATCCTCCTTTTTTGTTGATGTTCTATTATAATGATACAGTTGTATCTTATAAAAGTTATTCCCCTCATATACCACACGCTAAGTCACCTTTAATTTTTGTTATTTTTACGTCGTTTATTGCTACTATGATACATATATATCGTGTAATTTTGTACATAGAAAAAGTTATTCCCCTCATATACCGGACGAATTTGCATTTGCAATTTTTGTTGTATTTACAGCGTTTACGAAAGATTTTATCTCCTGATATTCTGCAAATTTCCATGAGCTTTTGCAGGAATGTAACCTGATGCACTGGCACCATCTTCTATGCCTGTGTAAATTTATTTCTTATAATATAAGGAATTATCTAAATTGTCTCTTTGCAATATGTTCTTGCTTTTCTGTACATTTGTGAAAAGTTATTCTCCCCATATACCACACGCATTTGACAATTCGAACAATTCCTGTATTTACAAGGGTTTTCAGACGATAAAAAAAGAGGATATTCTGCATTTTTTCGGCAGATTCAGCTCAAAAAAGTTCTCCTACGTTAACTTTAGCATTAAAAATTTATATCGTTATGCGTACTATATATCTATTCTCGCATTATTTTCTGTTAATTTTACTTATAACTTAAAATTATCAGTCATGTAAATTATTCTTCTCCTGCATATGTACACTCTCTTTCAGCAGCTCATATCCTTGACTAACACCTTGTAAAATATTATAATTATATCAACATATCAAGGAGGTACGGCAATATGAGTAATGCACTACCAATCGAAGATTTAAGCAAAACTTACCTTGAGCATTCTATGGTTATCAATAACTTTGTTATCAAGATCGGCAGCCAGATCAAAGACAGCCTGTGTCGTGTCTTTGGCGATGGTGTTCAGTATGAATGGCGTGAAAATGATGATAAAGTAATCATTCCTGATGTATCAATCATCTGTAACCTGAGAGATCGTAAGAACATTTCTTTCACTGGTATTCCTCGTTTTGTGATGGAAGTCTTATCCAATGCCACAGAAGAGTATGACCGCCATGAAAAGATGGATATTTACTGTAAAGTCGGTGTCTCTGAATACTGGATTGTTGACTGGAGAAAGAAATCTGTGGAGATTTATCTCTTTGATTTCAGAGAAGATGGTACAGGTTATCCGTATCTTTACAAGACTGTCACAGCCCAAAACAAAGAAGATTTACAACTGGTTATGTTTCCGAATCTGAAGATAACCTTTGATGAATTGTTTGACCTTGGAGAATATTGACACTGCAAGGAGTAGGTGCTGCTGCATCTGCTCTTTTGTTTCTGATGCCTGAAATCTACGAACGCCCGGAATTTTTTCTGTCATTTTTGAGATCGAATTTCTTCCTATATAATGTGTTTCTTCTGTAAAGTTGGAAGCACCCCGCGTAATGCCAGACACGAGCATGATCTTACCGAACATCTTCCATATATAAAAATATAAAAGCAGAGCACATAGAACCACATAGATTCCATACGCCCTGCCTGCTCAGATTTCTTCTGCCGCTTTTCTTTTTTTCTTCATTTCCTCGATAAAATCATTCACATCAGGATATTGTTCTCTGACTATTTTAAATATCTCCACCACTTGACCAGAATAATCCTTTATAAGTTCTGTCTCTTTTAGTAAATCAGTCAAATAATATCCCAGCAAAATTTTCTCTTCTGGCTTCAGTTTTATTTTATATGTCTTTGCTTCCGTACATCTATTACGAACTGACTTTATAATAGATTCCACAATAACACAGAGCATCTTTTTCTGGAGTTCTTCAGTTTTCTCCCTCTCCGGTATAAACTCCTCAATTTCGGACATATCTTCAATGGTTATAAGATTGTACCTCTTTACTCCGTATTTCTCCAACTCTTCTTCAAACCAAATTTGTATCTCCAACAAAATATCGAAATAACATCCTCTCTGGATTGCCTGCAATTCTGATCCCACTCTATACTCTTGAAGTAATTCTCCCATGCGAGTCTGATATGTCTCTAACAGCTCATTATCAGGCACTGTATGTGTATCTTTACTATTTTCATGCCGTAATATTCCTTTTGGCATAACATTCTTTTTATAATGCATTTTTTTACAGATTCTTGTAACTGTATTAGATTTTGCAGCATCCATGCAGATATTCCTGAATACATACATAGCATTAAGATAATCCGGTTTATCATCTTTATTCAGTCTCACATACCTTATTCCATCTATAAGCGTATAAAGATTACGTCCTAAGAATGTAATATATATTATAGATTGAGATACATATACTTCATTCATTTGACCTCGTTGATGCCAAAAATCAAGCCAAGTACCTCGTTGTAACATACATTTAAACAGATACTCGAAATCTTCCTCTGGAAAAAGATTTTCTGCACCGTTGTTTTTACGTTTATCTACGATCACTGGCTCTTTAAGTTGTTTCGTGAAGATATAACTCTTTTTTGGTTTATGTGTTTTCTTATTTTCTGGATGAAAAAATTCATATGATGACTCGATCTCTTTAATCTGTTTTATTTTCTGATTACCTGTAGATTCTTTCCATCCAAGTACACTACAAATTTCTCTGTATGTGTACTCTTTGTTTAACTCCAACATGATTTATCTCCTTTTTTGTCTTGTTTATTTCCTGATATGCGCAAGCAAGCTTGCTTTCTCTGCTCTTCGCTTCGCTCATCGGCAGATAGTAATTGTCCGAAAGTCCATATACTATAAGCAATTTTTATCATATTTTTCCAAAATTGTCAACTTCAAATCCCTATATATTTATTATATTTATATAGGGATTTGATTCGGACAAATTTGGAATTAATTCAGAATTTTTCCTTGCAGATAAATATTTTTGAATGAGCGCAGCGAATGAAAAGAAAGGGCTTGCGTAGCAAGACCGCATATCAGGAAATGAATCTGACAAATTCGTATTTCAATCTCTCATATCATAAGTAAATAATCAGTAGTAACATCTAAATTTATCGGAATCAGTTCTTCATTTTACAGTTGACTTTTAAGACATCATGGCATATGATAATAGATAATGAATGTAATAATAAGTTCCATAGAACCAAACTTCTATCTGGAAGAGAAGATACTCAGAGATCGTAACTCTGAGTTTTTTCTTTTTATTATAGATGATTTAAGCGTCTTCCCATTTTGGGAATTTGCTCTTAGTATACTAAGCAATGGATGTCCAATGTATGGACTCCCTCTGTAACCACTCATACGATTATTACGAGCGGTTTTACTTTTTCTACTTGGAATAAGCTTTTTCTCAGGTACCAAAATGGTAGACAAGCTTTATCGACATAACTCTGAGCTAGTAAATTGCTGGGATAGGTGTCACCATTTTGATGACACCATTGTAAACCTCAGATTCAAAAGTCAAAAGTCTGGACTTTTCAATTATTAAAAGATGACCTGTCCTGAAGACGCCCCATATATAAATATGTGTAACTAAAAAGATGATACCCTAAAACGAGGACTCATAGGTTCGGTTTCCGGATAAAATCCTCTTATGGGATGTCAGATGAGTACCTCATTACTGATCTTGCGAACTGGTACTATGAAGATAAAACGCTCATCCCGATTCAGGGAATGGGCTTGAACTAAGCTGTCCCGTCGTTTTAACGGGTCAGGGTCTTCTTATTATAATTGTAGGAGTGGGCGTTTTACCCACTCCTTAATATAGATGATGGGATGTTTCATCCCTACATAATTATTAATCATTCGGAAGATTTTTCCGAACGGTTTTTTTATCCACTTTTTCCAACAAGCTCAATACCATTTCGATATTAACTTTGCCGAATTATTTCTTACAGACTCTGGAAGTACCCCGCCTACATTATAGGCGGGTCATTCAAAATTATTCCTCTCTAGGTTCGGACAATTATTCCGAACCTTTTCATAGATACAAACATTATTTGTGCCCAGTCTCATCGGACTTTATTTTTTCAGTGAGTATAAAAGTACACCACATACAGCAAATACCAGAAACAACAAGCCCTTTCTATGTTGAAAGTACCCCCGGTACCTGTCCCACCCTCGCCCCGGTGCTCTGCTCTTATGCTCCTGCTGCTGTGTAATCTGCTATGTTCTCCTGCTCCAGATCATACACAAACGCTTTTCAAGCTGTATCTCTCAGTAAATAAAATGTTTCCTGTCCTGCTGCCCGTCCCGGTGGAACCTATAAAAGAATTGCAAACCTTCCCCAGTAAAGAAATGTAACAGACTTCAGGCAGCAGCCACATAAACATCATATAGAAACGATTTTATACAAGGCTCTGCTGTTTCTGCTGATCTGATGTTTATCTCCCAGTGGATTAAGGCTCACAAGTTCCAGTTATCTGGTGCTGCCATTCATGCAGAAAATTACCAGTGTTCACCTGTATAATATTGCATTATCTTCATTTTTTGTTGTGCTTACTGATGTTATTTATCCATGGTTGTATAGTGCGTTGTACGGTTCATACAGCGATCTTAACCTCGTCTGGCTAAGTTCTCCGGGTAGCTCTGTAGCGTGGCTCCTAGCGTCGCCGAGTGCGTTTTACGCCCATCTAAGCACCTGTCGACAGCCCTGTTGAGTCCTCTGTCCGGTGCCTGTAACATAGCTCCGGTCATAGCTCTGTTGCGCTATTCCTGTTGGCTTTATTCCTGCTGATAATTTTCTTCTGGTATCAGTTTCATACTTACTTCAGATATCTGTTTTCAGAGCTTTACACGCCTGATTCTGTTAGCGTTACACTTCCAGATTCTCACACCATCCTGCATAATCTTGTGTTGTGCTTTCATTTCTCTGTTGCTATTGTAAACTCCAGTACTTCCTACTCTGTAGGTATCACGTTTACAAATACAGTAACTACAATGCTACTGTTGTTCCTGCTACGCTGCTGCCGATCCGCTCCATATCACAACGCCTGCAACAGCATCTTGCAGACTCTGAACCGTAAGCAACTACGGATATCAGCGCACAAAAAAAGAAGCGGTGTCTCTCAACCGCTCCTGTATTACTCGCCTATTATGTAGTTGACTGCTTTCTCTGCTTTGCTGCTTGCTGATACTATAAACTTATTATCACTCTTCAGGACTTTCAACCAACTCTGAATATATGCAGCGGAGTTTCTGAAAGTCTTTATTGTTTCAATTCCTAACAGATTCATAAGAGATGCACTGCCAATCTCTGCAACAAGTTCCTCTTTGCTGTATGTCTCACTTCCGAACGCTGCATCTGCTCCGGTGTGTAATCTGTCAAGTCTGTTCTTATGTCCGGTGCTGTGTGTCAATTCATGGAATGTTGTACTGTAATATTCGTTAATATACTTATACTGCTCTTTCATCGGAACCACAACTCTGTCACGGGATGGACTGTAAAACGCTTCATTACTTGCGCATTCCTCGAATGTGATGTGCTCACGTTCTACATACTCTGTGATAATCTTGTCTGCTGCTTCTATCGGTTCCACTTCTGCGAATGGTAACGCCAGAGGTTTAACACCATCAACCTGTGAGATGTGAAAGACGTTGTAATATCTCAGCATTGGGATTTTCCTGACTTCTTTCTCTCCTGTGTCTTCGTTTGTTTCTTCTTTTTCTAATATCTTCCAGAAGACTACAAACTCTGATTTCTCACCTTTACGGATGTGACCGCCCAAATCTGTCCACTGTTTAAATGTAGCATATTCTCCGGTGTGCTGTAAAAGCATCTGATTAATAATACTGTATGATTTCTTGCTGATCCGGTTGTATGCTCCTGATCTAACTCCTGTCCATGGCTTCTCCCACGGGATATTACCTTTTTCCAGTTCTGCAATAATTCTTGCTGTTACCATTTCATATACATTTGCTTTTGCTGCTGCCATAGTTCATAACCTCCATAAAAAAAAGTATTGTCTTTATTCTGATATTGCTTTTTCTGTTTCAACTATGGCTTAATTATGCACTTAATTTAGTGCATAGTCAATATACAATATACACAAAATGCAGTGCATGTTTTTATGCAAATATGCACTTGTTTTTGTGTATTTTATATGATATATTATCATTATGGGAAACCAAAGAGCCAGGCGGCTCACCCTCTTTTTACCGGAGGGGCAACCCTCTAGACGAAAGAAAGGAGGGATGCCAATGTATGTTACATATTCGGATTTAATCCAGATAGGTATATTCATTGTTGCTCTCATAGGGTTGTGTTATACAATCTTTGGGAGAAAAAAATAGCCGCCACTACTCGCAATAGTGACGGCTGAACTATAGTTTAGCATTTCTATTCGAGGGTAGCCGCTTCTTTGGCTTCCCTTTTCTATTTATAATATACCACATCTTAAAATATGATGCAAGATTCTAATTATTGTCATTTTCTGTTTCATCTGGAATATATTCCATTAAATCACCCGGTTGACATTTAAGAACTTTACATAACTTAGCAATTGTTTTGCTATCAAGTCCACCTGTTCCATTTTTTAATGCGGTTAATGTACCTTGTCCCATCAGCTTTTCTTTACGAATCCGGTATGTCGTCCATCTATTTTTTTCTAATAAATCAAACAATCTTTTATAGCTTATCGGCATTGTATCTCCCTCTTTCTTATTATATGTGCTTCTTATATAATATCACAATCCATACACAAAAACAAGTGTACAATTTTTCTCGTTTATATACACTTATTTTTGTGCATATTGTGCATTGACCATGCACTTAACTTTGTGTATACTTAAGTCATCAAATGAAACACAGCAACACAAGCAACCGGATCAGCCGAAAGCATCCACAAACTTCAAGCCATATACCTGTGAGTGAACAGTATAGTAACAATAGTCAGGAAGATGCTTAAAGGGTTGCTACTTATAAGAAATCAAATCTCAGGAGGATAAATATATGTGTAGAACAATGAACGAATTAGAAAAGGTTATTGCAGATTACAGATCACTTAAAGCCATGAAAGAACAGCTTGAAGAAGAGTTGAAAGCAGTTGAACGTGAGATTATCGGCTACATGGATGCGAACGAAAAAATGACTGAGACTGGTAATGACTTCACAGTTAAACTTTCCACCTGTGAAAGAAGAACTCTTGACAGCAAACGTCTGGAAGCTGACCTCGGTTCCCTCTCAGAGTATCAGAGAATCAGCCAGTACAGAAGATTATACGTTAAATAA